TAAGCTGTCTGAAGAGATTACACCAGAGTACGTCAAAGACGCACGACTGGCGCTGTGGTACATCCTTATTAACCTGTCAAACCGCGGTGTCAATCTTTGGTTACTTGAGTACCTGATGATTGGTTCCGCGGCACAGCTTCGTGAGTACACCATGCCACGCGGCACGGTGGACGTTCGTGTTGCCAACTACCGACTACTGACACGCCCAAGCACGACGACGGACAACGTCTTTGGTGCGTTTAACACGACGTCAATTGACCTGAGTTATCCAATTGCCGCTGGTGCTTCTGCGCACGCGTATTACGAAAACGGTTTTAGATTTTTGAGTGCGGGTTTTAATTCATCTGAACTCAACATTACGTTGCAAATTGAATACAGCTACGATGACATTACTTGGGAAACTTTAGGTTCTGTTACAAACAGCGACGTCAACACATGGGGCTATAAACAAATTGATGGATCGCCGTTGGCTGAGTATTGGAGATTCCGTAACGCGTCTGCGTCGACTGTGACCGTTCGTGCGTTGTCGTTGGCCTCGGTGCAGCAGGACATCCCACTGGCCCGATTAAACCGCGACAGCTACTTTAATTTACCGAACAAAGATTTCTTGAGCAACCGCTCGTTGCAGTATTGGTTTGATCGTCAGGTGACGCCAATCATAAACCTTTGGCCTGTGCCACAGGATTACTTCCAAGCGTTTCAGTTTATTGTGGAGATGCAGCCACAGGACGTGGGCAAGCTGACGAACGAGATCGCTGTACCAGACCGTTGGATGCCCGCGATGCAGAAACAACTTTCTGCCGCGGTGGCAAAGATACTACCGGGTATTGATGAAGCAAGAATCGGGCGGTTGACGTTAGAAGCAAAAGAATTAACAGTGACAGCAGAAGATGAAGATCGCGATAGGTCACCAATCTATTTCGCGCCAAATATTTCGTACTACACAAGATAATAGGAGCCACAATATATGGCGGCCGCTGGATATACACCAATTAGCCTTTACTATAGTTCAACCACGACCAACGCCCCGTTAGCGGCTAATCTTGCGTTGGGTGAGTTGGCGATTAATATTGCTGACGGTATTTTATACTATAAGAATCCTTCAAACGTTGTTAAACAGTTTTCATCAGGTGCCGCCGCTGGCGGGGTGATTTATGAAAACAGCCTGGTAGTAAACGAAAACTATACATTAACAACGGCTAAAAACGGTTTTAGTGTCGGCCCAATCACTATCAGTTCCGGCTATTCGGTTACTGTTCCTAGCGGTCAACGCTGGGTCGTACTGTAAGAGGATAAGAGATGAGTTCAATTTCAGCAGGTACATCAGCAGGCACCGCGCTAGTAAGCACTGGCGATACTACGGGTGCGTTGGTATTTAAGACGGGCGGCAGTGCTACTACGGCAATGACGATTGGTGCAGATCAAAGCGTAACCTTTGCAGGGGCGGTGAGTGGCACTCCGGGTAGTGGTGGAACTACGGCATCTGGCTCTGTTGTGCTGACATCTGCATCGGCAGGTGCTCAGTCTATTACGACGACTGCTTATGGTCAGTCAGTTACGTTGCCTAGTGCCACAACGCTGAGTAAGGGTGCTTGCCTCTATACGATTAATAACCTTGGTGCGTATCCACTAAAAATTATTAACAACGCTGGTAGTACGTTGGGATTTGTAATACCAAATAATCCAGTAACCGTTGGTTTGGCTAATAACTCTACTACCGCTGGAACATGGAGTTTAACTGGGGCAGATCCCTTTGCAGTAACAGCACAAACATACTCAACAGCCTTATATAATTTAAAACTTTTTGAATCATATAGAAGTGTAATTATTGATTCAACCAGAACTTTATTTTTACTTACAACCGGTAGTAATACTAATATATACGGCATTATTTTTAATTCCTCTACAAATATATGGGGGAGTGTAACTTTAATTCGTACAACTGCGCTAACTCGGATGGCCGCAATACTTAGTGCAACCGACCAAGTTTTAGTTACATCTATTGATTCAACTACAGGCTTTGAGGCTGTCGTTTTAACATTGTCTAATACATCAATTACCGTAGGCGCGGCAGCTACGGCAACATTATCAGCAGGAGAAGCTGGCACAGAAACTGCATTTAACTTAGCCGCAGTTGGGGCATCTTGGGTGTGTGGCTATGCAGTAACTGGGGCTAATCAACTAAGGGCGTTAACTATTTCAGGAACTACTGTAACAATTGGATCAGCCACCGTTTTAAATGGTACAACAGGGCAAAAAATATATTTATATGCAATGTCATCCTCTGTAGTAATGGTGTTATCAAACACAAACGCATCTACATTTTTTGCCACGCCCTATACAATTTCTGGAACAACAATAACAGCCGGAACTGGCGCAACATATGCAACAACATCTGCAAACTCATATAGAGTTCAACCAATTAGTTCTGGCGCAAGATTAGCTGTTGTGATTTGCAATACGGCCGCAACAAGTGCTATTGGCTTGATTATTAGTTTGTCTGGAACGATTGCATCAATATCAACGGTAACACTTGCAACTATTGTTGGTGCGGCAAGTATTAATGGTGGGGCAATTTTAGTAAGTGGATCAAAATTAATTTTTGTTCCTAAACAATTAAGCAACATTAATATTCTTACTGATTCAAGTGGGACAGCAAGTGCTGGAACATCCGTTCCATGTTTAGGTAATTGGGATGTGGTTAATGCCGTAAGTGTAAACGCAACAACAAATTTAGCTACGTTTCTTTGCCAAGTAGGAACAGCAGCAGAAATGGCAAGGGTAGTTGTTAATTTTTCTTCTGCATCACCAACTATTTCTGCTTATGATGCGCAAAAAGGTTCGGCTATTTATACTTTTGCTCAAGCAGTAGAATCCCCGTATGATAGGACAGAATCTTATTATGTGTTGACTGGTTCCGTTGCGTATACATATGTATTAGGCAGCTCTGTTGTAAGTAATAAAGCTAGTGCAGTAGGGGAAAATACATTTTATTCTTTTTACCCTCGATCACTTCTTGCTGCAATCACTCCTGCAAATATTTCTGGAAATAAAAAAGTAGGTAGTATTGCAGCGTTATCTGGTAGCACTACCTACGGCATGTTGCAAATTATTGAATCCATCACCTAAGACACAGACATGAAACTACTCATTACTACGACGGGTCAGATCATTGCGTCTGGCGACTACACTGAGACTGCTACTGAGCTACAGTATTCTGATTTGATTGTGCCTAAGCACGTTGTGGCTGGCTACCAGATCATTGACGTTGAAGTCCCTGATGGCTTTACCGCAGGCAAATACACTTACGAGAATGGGCAGCTTGTGCCGATTCCTGAGATTACGGAGTAAGCAATGGCAATCACAATTGACGGTACAAACACCCCAACACTAGGTGGCGTAGGCTACGGAGATGGGACTGAGCTTGCGTTTACTGGTGCGGGTACTGCTGGTGGCGTGCTGTACTCTGCTGGTGGTGCTGCTCCTGTGTTTAGTGCAGCAGGTACTGCCGGTCAGGTATTGACATCAGCAGGTGCTAGTGCGCCTACGTGGTCGGCTCCTGCGACTAGCGGTTTGGTATTTATTTCAAGCCAAACAGTTACTACTGCCTACCCCGGCGTTGCGTCTGTTGACTTTACAAGTGGCATTAGCTCAACGTATGACAACTACAAAATTGTTTTTTCAAACTTCAGAGTAAGCACGGGTGCAGCAAGAATTAGGATGCGACTGTATTCTGGTGGTGCATGGGCTACAGCGTATGTAAATATAGTAGTGTATGGAAACAATGGCGGTGTTTTGGGTACGGACTTTAATGCCAGCAGTACGGAGTTAGGAAGCCTTAATGCGGGAGCACCTGATTCCAACACAGTCTGGAGTGGGACACTTACTTTAGGTGGCGTTAATACAAGTACAAGTTATGCTTCTACAGTTAATGGGGTTGTTATCGGCGCAGGAAATACGAACGCTAGTACTACAATGACTACAATGGGCGGGACAAAAACAACTTCAGGCACTGTTACCGGATTCCAACTTTATTTCTCTACTGGTAGCGTTTGGTTTGGTACAGTAAGTCTTTATGGGATGGCAAAGTCATGAAAATTCTTGAGAATGGTATTGAGCGGGATGCTACGCCGCAAGAAGTTGCTGATTTTAACGCGCGTCAAGCGGCCTACGTTCCGCCTACCCCCGCCCCCACTAAAGAACAATTGATGGCGCAACTAGCTGCGTTATCTGCACAAATACAAGCACTGGAGTAATACATGACGACTTTGATAAACGCGGATACAGTAGTAGGGGGGGCAGTCATTACGGGTGATGGCTCAGGTCAGTTAGGTTTACAAGCGGCTGGCGTCACTAAGCTGACTGTTAGCTCTTCTGGGGTGACGATTCCTACTCTGATTGGCGCTAACGTCAACCTTGCGACTAACGTAACTGGCACGCTGCCTGTGGCTAATGGCGGCACTGGTGCGGCTACGTTAACGGGCGTAATTAAAGGGAACGGAACGGCGGCCATTACTGCGGCAACCGTTGGTACTGATTATGTTGCTCCGGGAACTGCAACCACGTTTACTGCGGCACAAACTTTTAGTGGAACTGCAAGTAACCTAGCAATAGTACTTGCCGACGCTGCGGAAGTAACAACAATTTCGGCTACTGCGGCTACGGGCATAATTAATTATGATGTAACTACGCAAAGTGTTTTGTATTACACCACTAATGCTTCTGCTAACTTTACGGTAAATGTTAGAGGGTCTGCTGGAACAACTTTTAACACGCTAACTTCCGTTGGTCAGTCCGTTACGATTGCATTTTTAGTTCAGCAAGGCGCGACGGCTTATTACGCTTCTGCTTTTACTGTAGACAGCGTAGCAGTTACGCCAAAATGGCAAGGTGGAACGGCTCCTGCGGCCGGTAATGCCAGTAGTATTGATGTCTATTCATATACGATTGTAAAAACCGCAGCGACTCCAACATATACAGTTTTTGCCTCGCAAACTAAATTTGCGTAAGGAAGAAATACAATGCCATTAATAGGAACAAGGGGCGCGGCTTCTGCAAAAGGATTTGGTTTCTTAGCATCCGTTGGCAGTAAAGGTTGGATCGGTATACTCGGATCAACTAATCTCGGGCTAGATGATTTTGGTCAAGGAATAGCAGTTGATTCCAATGGGAACATGTATTTTGTTGGAACCATTAGAAGCCTAGCGTCAAATCAAGAAATTGGATTAGCGAAATATAATTCGTCTGGCGTTATTCAATGGCAGCGTAGCCTTGGCCTAACAAGCAATGATTACGGGTACGGCATAAAAGTAGACTCTTCTGGAAATGTGTATATAAGCGGGTATTACTTTCAAGGCAGTAATGATTTTGTAATTGCTAAATACAATACGTCAGGCGTTATTCAGTGGCAAGTAAAGTTTGGCTCAGGTTCATATTCTGATTATTGTTATGGGCTGGCTATTGACGCTTCTGCCAATGTATACGTTGTAGGCTCTAGTGATGGCTCTGGTGTTTCTACGGACATACAACTTGCAAAATTTAGTACCAACGGTGTTTTGCAGTGGCAAAGAAATCTAGGAAGTTCGGGGACTATTACTATTGGCTACAGTATTGCGGTAGATTCTTCGTCTAATGTTTATGTTGCTGGAAAAAGTAATGCTTCGGGGAATGCCTTCCAATTTGCAAAATACGACACTTCCGGCACTATTCAATGGCAAAGACGTTTAGGTAGCGCGGGGGCAAGTACCGCTTATGGGGTAGCAGTAGACTCGTCTGCTAACGTATACATAGTTGGCGCAGACAATAACGGCGGAGCAAATGAGGATTTTTTAATCGCCAAATACAACACTTCTGGGACTATTCAGTGGCAGCGTAGGTTGGGTAGTGCGTCAATTGATATTGCTTACGGGGTAGCGGTAGATTCGGCAGCTAATGTATATGTAGTTGGCACTAGCAATGTTGGTGGAACCTACGATATGCAAATAGCAAAATACGACACTTCCGGCACTATTCAATGGCAACGAAGACTTTACAGCACTAGTATTGATAAGGGGTTTGGAATTGCTGTGGATGCCACAAGCATATATGTAGTAGGTCAAACTGAAATTAGAAGTCCTGCGTCTAATGTTTATGATTTTCTCTTTGCTAAATTGCCCATAGACGGTTCATCTACAGGAACATATTCTGTTGGCGGGAATTCCATTACATATGCAGCCACAACATTAACAGCGGCAACATCAACCTTGACGGCGGCAACATCATCACTAAGTGCAGGTAGTTCTTCTCTGGCATCATCAGCAAGCGGATTAACAGACGCGGCAACCTCATTAACTTCAACTGTTACTCAGTTATAGCGTTATTTGGAATAACAATGTATGGACCCAATAACAATCGGTGCGGCATTTGCAGTAGCCAAAGCGGCTGTTGCCGGGGTGAAGGAAGCCATTGCGCTAGGTAAGGAAGTGCAGGAGTGTTATCACGACATTAGTGCTTTCTTCACCGCGCAAGGGGAGATTCAGGCTGCGGTAGTCCAGCAGGAGCATGACCAGAAGCTTGGTAAATCGGTACCAAAAGATGCTACTGCCGAGGCGCTTGATGCCATGTTTGCGTCGCGCCAGATGTTCAAGATGGAAGTGGAGCTACGTGAGGCTCTGATCTACGGCAGCGGTAATGAGTCCGGTTTGTACGAAGAGATGTGCCAACGGCGCGATGCAATTATCCAAGAACGCAGGGACGCAATCGAGGAAGAGGCCCGTCAAGAAAGAATGCGTCTGCGCGAGATTGAGCGCAAAAAAGAACAAAGAATTCAGAATATTCAAGAGTGGCTTGCGGTAGTTTTTGGTGTGGCAATCAGTAGCTTCATCATGTACGCAGTGTGGTGGATGTTTAAGCACGGGGGTGATGAGTAATGATGACACTGTTAACGACGTTAATTTCTTTCTTGTCCGGCGGCCTACCAAAGCTGTTGGATTTTTTCCAGGACAAACAGGACAAGAAGCACGAGTTGTCCATGGCACAGCTACAGATGGAACAGCAGATGCGGTTGCAGGCCGCTGGCTTTCAGTCTCAGGAACACATTGAAGAAATTCGCACGGATCAAATTAGTATCCAGACCCAGTCCGCTGAACGGCAGGCTCTTTACGCACACGACATTGAGATTGGCAAGGGCGCGTCGCAATGGGTAGTTGATGCCCGCGCGATGGTGCGCCCCACAATCACGTACGGACTTTTCTTTTTGCTTGTGGCTGTCGACATTGCTGGCGTGTGGTACGCGTGGACGATGAACGCGTCATTCCACGAAATGATGGCCTTAGTGTGGGACGACGACACACAGACCATTTGGGCGTCGGTCATCAGCTTCTGGTTTGGTACACAAGCATTTTCTAAAAAATGAAATTTACTGCACTACAGCAGCTTAAACATCATGAGGGGGTAAGGAAGAAGCCTTACCTGGACAGCGTGTTGTTGTGGACGACTGGGGTGGGGCATTTAATTGCGCCACCAGAGCATTTAAAAATGACCCTGGAACAACGCAAGGAGGCCAAGAAAGCGGGCCTGTTAGCTTGTCCGGCTGAATGGAATAGGACCCTGACAGACGATGAAGTGGATTCAATTCTTGCGTCAGACCTTGCTAGGTTTGAGAGAGGCGTTCTACGTTATTGCCCTACTGGGCTTACTCAAGGTCGGTACAACAGCCTGGTTAGTTTTGCGTTCAATGCAGGGTTAGGCCGATTACAAAGTTCATCAATTCGCGCCAAACACAACAGGGGCGATTTTAATGGAGCCGCCGATGCTTTTTTGCTGTACCGACTGGCGAGTGGCGTGATTCAAAAGGGTTTAGTAATTCGCCGTAACGATGAGCGCGCGATGTACCTGGGCAGTTAAAATGAAAGTGAAAATATAAATGTCTGCACCATCAATGACGTACGACACCCTGGTTCAGGATGTCATAAAGTACAGTGAAAGAACGGACACGAATTTTGTTGATCAAATTCCGCGTCTGATTATGATGACGGAACAGGCCATTGCGTCGGAGATTAAGACGCTGATGCAATTGAACGTCATCAACACCGTGCTAATCCCCAACGACCCCGTGCTGCAAAAGCCAGTTCGGTGGCGCAAAACAACAAGCATGAAGATCAACGGCGAGCCTGTACTGACTCGTTCCATGGACTACGTGTCTCAGTACCAGGCGGAGGCCCCCACTGGCTCCCCACTGTATTACGGCGATTATGATTACGACCACTGGGCATTGGCACCAATCCCCGATCAGGCGTATCCTCTTCAGATTATCTATTACAGCCGTATTCAACCCCTGGACGCAGAAAACCAGGAAAATCTTTTGACACGAGAAGCACCACAGGCCCTCCTTTGTGGGACGTTACTCCAGGCGCAGGGGTACTTAAAAAATGTTGAAAAACTTCCCGTTTGGAAATCGTTCTACACAGACGCCATTGCGGCACTGAAAGGCGAGGATCAAAAACGTATGATTGATAGAAATGCTGTGAGGCAAGAGCCATGACAACTTATGTATCCCCCTTTACCGGTGACGTAATTCAACCAACGGACGTAAGCTACGCGGCCGTTACGTTTGCCGCTGACGTAGACCTTTACTGGCCGCAATACGTAAACGCGGGGCAGCAGGTAATTGCCCGCGTTATGGAGTTTACAACTTCAACCGCAGCCCTGACGGTCACGCTACCAAACGCTTTACAGGGGTCCGTTGGCCAGGACATTTTAATTCGCAACATGGGCAACGTGGCGTTTACGGTCAATAACTTTGGTGGTGTCGGGTCTTTTTTTGTTGGTGTTGGTGAGGCTTTTTATACCTACCTGGTAGACAACTCGACCGCTGCCGGTTCCTGGGGCGTGTTTCAATTTGGTACGGGCACGTCTTCTGCTGACGCAAGCACCCTTGCGGGGGTCAGTACCTCGGCCATTTTAGGTAAGCTAGAGGTTGCGCTAGTTACGTCAGAGTACAACCTTTCAAACCCTGTAATTAACACACAGTCCCGCGGTTCGTGCTATGTCTGGACTGGCGGCGCAGCCACATGGACTTTGCCGCCTGTTGCTGATCTTAGCGAGGGTTGGTTTTTGTTGGTCCGCAATAACGGCACGGGTAGTTTGGTAATTGGCACGTCGTCAATTAGTTCAGCAATTGACGGTCAGTCTAACATCACACTTCCTTTGGGCGATTCTTGCATTATCTGCGTAGATCGAAATCCTTCAAGCCAAGACTTTTTTACCGTTGGTCGTGCACGTCCTAATAGTTTAACGTTTACCTCTGCGACGTATGACGTTGATAGTATTGTAGGCTCAACGTATAGCATCGTGTCCAACACGCCAATTATTCAACGGTATACGGCATTAAGCGGTAGCCGAACAACGTCATTATTAATTGAAATGCCTGCGGTTACGCAGATTTATTACATTATTAATGACACGGGGCAAAACGGGTACAACGTTGATTTTCAAGTACCTGGCAGCGGGCAAACGCCTGTCGTTATTGCTAACGGCCAACAAGTAATTATGTTGAGTGATGGTAATTACCTTTACCTGCTCAATCAGACAAGTGTAGTGACGCAACTGGCTCCCGCGGGCTCCGCTTCAGCACCGGCATACGCATTTTTGCCTGATCCTGCTACGGGTATGTACCTTGTCAACCCATCACAACTTGGTTTTGCTGCGGGGGGTGTTAACGTTGTGACAGTAGACACCGCGGGAGGCGTCGGTAACTTTATTACGTCATTTGTTGGAAGGGTGCAGGCGGACTTGATTACAGGCGGGACGTTCTAAATGGCGGACCAACAAGATTCGTCAAAAATATTCACACTCTACGTCAAGCCGGGTATTAAAAGGGACGGTACCCATTTTGAGGGTGATGAGTATAGTGACGGGATGTGGTCCAGGTTTCAACGTGGCCGCGCCAAAAAAATGGGTGGCTACCGTCAAATGTTTGCCTCCCTGACCGGCGTTCCGCGCGGCATCATCACCAACCCAATTAATGGTGTTAACTACATATTCACGGGCAATAGCACGGGGGTCGAGGTGTTTACGACCGGCACAGATCAGGGTGTTGGTGTGGGCCCGTACCCGGTTGAATTTAACACGACGTACGCAGTCACCAACGTTGACACGGTGCTGATACAGATTGATGTCGTAGGCGACTACACGTCGTTGTTTGTCTCGGGGTTTGTCTTTTGGGCGTATGACACGAGTGGTGTAAGAACAGACTACACCGTTGACGTTGCTGGTTCAACGTATAACTCCGGCACCAACCGCACGACGGTTACACTCGTCAGTGTCGCGGGACTGCCCAACGTGCCCACGTCGCCCACGACGATGGAGATATACAACCCAAATGGGATAGCATCTAACGCAAACTACCTCTGGCAGTTTGATATTGGTTTTGACTCCACTGGTTCCGGTCGGTCGATGCTGTTGGCGCACCCAGGCCAAAACCTACACAACATTGACTCAGCGGTGTTGACGTCACTCTATGCGGGTAACTTCCTGCCCGACCCTACAACGGGCAACTACGTGTTGACCCAGGTCATGGACTCTGGTGGTGCCAACCCAACGTTCCAATCCGTCAACGCGAGGGGTGGCGTGGTTGTCTTGTACCCATACGTTCTTGTGTACAGCAACTACGGAGCATTGTTTAACAACAACATTGATTTTACAACCATTGCCAATGCCAACCAGACACTAAACGACTGGAACGGCCCAACGGCCAACATCGTCAACGTCGCGGCTGGTAAGTTTGTCAAGGGTATGCCGGTGCGTGGTGGTACCGCGGCACCGTCCGGGCTGTTCTGGGCCACGGACTCCTTGGTGCGTGTGTCGTTTACGTCACAATCTCCGTATTACTGGAGGTACGACATCGTCGCGAGTCAGATCTCTATCATGTCATCCACTGCCGTTACAGAGATGGACGGGGTCTATTTCTGGATGGGTGTTGATAGATTCTACCTTTACAACGGCGCGGTAAAAGTCTTACCAAACGACAAAAACGTAAACTACCTTTTTGACAACATGAACTTTAGCGCACGCCAAAAGGTGTGGGCGACAAAGGTCCCTCGGTATAATGAGATCTGGTTCTTCTACCCCCGTGGTACGGCAACGGAGTGTACGGACGCCATCATCTACAACGTCAAAGACCAGATTTGGTACGACGCTGGCCAAGCTGAAGGCGCACGTAGGTCTTGTGGGTACATGACGGAACTGTTCCCACGGCCTATTTGGTGCGGGTGGGAATTTACAGGCGAAATTGGTGAGACGTACGTTATTGCGTACGGGCCAGATAACGGGTCTGCTCCTGTTACGGCGTCCAACCAGGTTGTGGTTAACGGAGACTTGACTACAAACCCCGCAGGCACGTACATGATCTTTAACGAGTCCGAGGGGACGACGTTTGTTACTGCGAACCAGATAGCCTCCGCGGTGTTCACCAACGACCCCACTGGAGGCACGACGCTTATAACGTTCGTGGATGACATCGTGGCGGGTGTCGTCACTGGTTCTTACATGACCCAGGCAATTGGTGGTTACGCTATTTGGGAGCAAGAGTTTGGCCATAACAGGATTACGGCCACAAGGGAGTACGCAATTCGATCCTATGTAGAAACGTGCGACATCAGCTTTATTGGTGGTACGCCTGCAGAAGACACCACGATCACTGCCAATCGACGGATGCACATCACGCGCGTTGAGCCAGACTTTAAGCAGGTAGGGCCGATGAGCCTGACCGTTGTTGGCAGACCCTTTGCACAGTCTCCAAACGTAGAGCAAAACGGCCCCTTTGAGTACGAGGCAGACACGGGCAAGATCGACCTTCGCGTTGAGCACCGGTTAATTAGCCTTGTGTTTCAGAGTAACGTCATTAATGGCGACTACGAGGCTGGTCGTATTA